ACATTATCGGTAACAAGAGTCCCATAGGCATCATATGCCACTATAAGAAAATAAAGATCGTTGTCGTTGTAGTCAGTAGACGCATCCGTCATAAACTTAACCTGCTTCTTCCGTGAAACATACATCTTACGACCAAACGTGAACTCCCGTGGTCCGATTCCAGCACTAGCCAAACTGGCTTGATTAGGTCTCCAATAGCCCCTCTTATGTACCTTAACCTTATCAGTATTAATATCATCCAACATATAGCTTCCAGTAGTCTGATCAAACCAAGTAGCGGCATCATACGTAACGCCCTTAGGAACTTCTACTATCCAGTATCGAAAGTTAATATTAGGACGATCAGCCTTCTGTCCAATCAACCATCGCATCTTAATACCAGACATATTGATACGATCTCCAATACGTTGATCATCACGAACACCTTGAGCGGGCTGAGCCGCATAATAATTCAAACCAAGCAAAACAGGAGCATTGTGATACATCTCTACCTTAGACTGAGTAAGATGCTTCATCTTAGGCTCTGACTGTTTCAATGCAACACGCTTAATCAATTTAACAAGCCTACGGCGTTTAGTAGGGCCGCGATTCAAATAAGAACGACGGCGCTTAGAGGCAGCCTTAGATCTCAATCCACCACGCAACTTACGGCGATAAGCCATTTAATCATCCATGGCACCATCACTTATATACGGAGTATCCATGAAGACTACACGGAACCGTCGTTTGATGGCGGAGCAAAGCACCGGATCGTAGGAATAACAGTCCTCAATAGAGTGGTTACAAGTGACGATAAACATCTTGTGCTGCAGCTGCACCGTGCCTCCTTTAACCTCTCCAGTACAGGCCCATTTATCTGCCCAACGCTTAAGGTCGTGGCCGAAGGCAATAGCTCGGTCCTTCTCGAAGTCGTCAAACAATACCACTGGCTCTCCATTATAGTTATCCCACCACTTATGAAGGTCCTTTATATAGACGGGACCGCCATAGTTGAGCCGAGCTGCATGAGACTTGCCAGTATGAGGAGGTCCATAAAGCCATAACCCGCGGACAGTATCGTGGGTATAGGCTGTTGAAAGCAAGGCTTTAGCTGACTGAGCATTCTTAATATCACGGATATGAATTACCCCTTCAGTAACGAGGTCCTTTATCGACTCATCCCGAACACGGACGGCCAACTTGGCACGTTTAGCTTGAGGTGTCTCCAGCATAGCATCTGACAGATTGGTAATGTAGACGCCACCTTTTGAAACATACTGAACAACATGACGAAAAGAACGCACTGCTTGATAGTTTCCATGATGGCCATCAATATCCAACGTCGGAGTAAACTCAGTAGGCCGAAGACCGGAGTCAAACTTAACATAGGCATGACGATGAGGAGTACCATCAGCATGGAGCTCATCACAAATGACATATTCCCGGACGGTATCAATCGACTGCAAGTGCTCTAATATACGCTCCTTGCTCGAATCACACCTGGGATACGTTAGAAATAAAGTGCAAACTTTGTTACGGTGACCCGCTTTCTTCGGCTTAGTAGGCTTGGTCATGTACGCGAGTACGCGAACTGCGCTAGTAATATTAAGCGCAGTTCGCTACGCTTATATACTTAACGGTCTGTGACTTGGTCTGTGACCTGCATCAAAACCGCACCGTTTCAATACATCCATTTATGGATGCATACACACATACACCACATACACACATACACACTATAATCCATATACACCATTTATTTTTTAACATTGGTTGTCCGAGGTCGGTGTCTCATCCGAGACGCCCGATGGGGCGGTCCTGTGGTCGGAAACGCTATCGCGTTTCCTCGGGCGGACACGCCCCGATCGGGCTATTGGGGGGGATCCCAGGTTTGGTGTCTCATCCGAGGTTTAGGGGTCCCGATAGTACATCGTGGTGCATCCCTGAATATACGCAACATTATCGGTAACAAGAGTCCCATAGGCATCATATGCCACTATAAGAAAATAAAGATCGTTGTCGTTGTAGTCAGTAGACGCATCCGTCATAAACTTAACCTGCTTCTTCCGTGAAACAT